ATTGCTTTTTGAATCCATTTCTCAGCCATTTTTTGCCATCCTCATGTTGTCAATCAAATTTGGATAAGGCCTACCCGCCGCCTTAGCCGCAGCTTTGGCCTTGGCTTTTTTCTCGGGCGACAGCTTGGTGTGTGATTTAGCCGGGTTTGGTTTATCCCAAACAGCACCGCCCTTCTTGTATTCCTTGAAGTCGGTGTCGTCACGGCGTGCTTTCTTCACACCCTTGGGCATTTTGGATGGGGCAATGTCCCCCATCCCACGGCTTGCCATCATTTTGTTTTGCCGCCGCCACACATGGCTTTGACTTTATCCTGCTCGTACTGGTGACCAGCACTGTGCTTCATGAATTGATCGCTGTGATGTGAGTGACCACCAGCCGCATGTTTGCCAACTTGCTGGTGTGCCATTGCAGCTTGAATCATTTTCAAGTCTTCAGCTTTGTCGTCGGTTTTCATTTTGCGCCTTTCATGGCAATCTGCTTGCCTTTGGTGTGTCCTTTTTTCTGGATGGCGTGTTCGCCAAACTTGGAATTTTTGTTGGAACCCTTTTCAACGTCAGACGACATTGATTTCGGCCCTATTGTTTCAGTCATTCCGCCTTTTGCCATTTTCTTCATTGGAGTTTCCTTTGATTTGCCACCACGCTTCATACCGGGAGGGCCGCCTGCGCCTGCGGGTGACATAGGCATAGGAGGTGCTGCTACTGGGCCTGCTGAGGGCGCTGCCGCCCCAGCCTTAGACATACGAGCAGCCATCAATGCTGCTACACGGGGATCCATTTTTTTCGTCGCCATACTTGTTCCGCCTTTTGCAAAAAGTGCCTCAGCCCCGTGATTGGTCTTCGGCTTGTTGATACCCTGAACAGTCGCGTCAGACATGCCGCCACGACTGAATTTTTTACCTTTGTCCGCCGCATTGAAATCCTTTCCAACGCTTTGCGGAACCCCTGCTTTCTTGGCAAACTCTGGGTTGTGGGCCACAGCCGCCATGAAATTGTGTTGACGTTTACTTGTGCTCGGCATCATCCACCTTTGGCTTGGATGAGCTGGTCAATTTTTGCTTCCAGCCGATTAAAACGTTGGTCAATGTGGTCAGTAACTCTTTGCACTTCTGAATTAGTCGCGTAATCACGGGCAATCTCCTCGCGGGTTATATTGAGCAAACGCTCAACACGTTTGACATCTTCCAATTTTTCGCGGACAAAAAACCATATTGCGCCTGTGACAAGCGACAAAACGGCTGACCATACGGTTTGCATTTCCATTTCAGCATTTCCATGCCCGAAGGCTTTTATTAATCCTCGAATCGGGATCCTTGGCGGTTTTTGCGCTCGTCAATTTCTTCTTCATGCCTTCCATACGGGCGCAGAAGGAGTCGCGGCGTTTGCCGCCTTCCGGTTGAGGAGGCTTCAGATTCATCCCTTGCTTCTTTGCAGAAGCTCGCCCCTTGGCGTTCAAGCCGCCGTTGGGATTCTTCCCTTCCTTGCGTGTCCATGCTGCTGACTTAGCCATAGAACGCCGTAATTCCTGTTACGGAACCCACGCTCAAAGTCAAGTAGATATTTGTCTGAAACAAAATACCTTCACCGGGAACTGCAATGTAGTACGAGTTTGGGTTTGAACTGGAGGGGATGTCCATCTGAAACATAATGGTTCCAGAAGCTCCGCCATCACGAAACTCGAAAGTTGCTGCGGTGCTGACCGCAGGCGCAACCACCAAACCTTTGAGGCGTGAACGGCCTGCAAAGATACTGCCAGCCGCGCTCAGGTGCGTTGACTTTACGTCTGTTTGCTGCATACCCAGCTCCTTTTAAACGGGGGCCGAAGCCCCCTGTGTCAATTACTGTTGGTTAGCGGGAGGAGAGCTGTTGCCGCTTGAGTCTTTGACAGCGTACTCAATGGTTACTTGTGCAGCACCGCCGCTGGCTGTACCGGCGCAGGCGTAAATGACTTGAACAATCAAATCAGTTGTACCCACGTTCAGAATGGTAGCGATGTTCGTACCAGACAAAGTGGTAGTTGCACGGCCAACAGCCAAAGGAGTTGTAGAAGCACTACCAACGGTTGCCAGAGCAGTGCCGCCAGAAGTTTGAATGGTGATGGTGTTGCCAGTCGTACCGGCGTATGCGGTCGTGATGTCAACGAAGATATTGGTAATCTGTGAACCCGCAGGCAACACAGCGATTGTTTTAGCAGTTGTGTCGCTCACAGTAGTTGTGGCAGTTTGCGTAACGACAGTAGTGCCAGTATTCTGAATAGTGCCAGCAGTAGTACCGGTTGTGTTTTTAACAGTGCCCAACAACCAAGGGCCAAGGTGTGTTGCAAATCCCATGTCTAAATCTCCATGCGTTAAAGCGTATCAGTCTGCATGAGGTCAGCCGAGCCTGTTTGATACGCCGATGATTCTCGGGGTGGTTTGAATATACCGCAAAAGAAAAGGGGGCACAAGGCCCCCTTTGTCTATCAGGTCGAACCGGGAGAGCCGTAGACTCCCAATGGATCAGACCAGCCAAATGAATAACGCTCACGAGCCTTGTAACGAACGTTACCGGTATCGAAGTCGCCGTCCATTGAGTTCACCAGAGGCATACGCTCAAAGTGCTTCAGACCGTTTGGCACGTCGGTGGTGAGGTACCAGCCGTTGGTGTCGGTCAAGAAGTGGTTGATTGTGTAGCCTTCAGGGATTGAACCGTTGTTCTTCAACGCGTTGATGTCGTTGTCTGTGGTGCCAACGCGCAGGTTGGTTTCCAGCAAACGAGTTGCAACGAATTGCAGCGCAGGCGGAATAATCAGCTTGCGTGGCTTAGCGGCGATCAACAGACCGCGCTCATCAGTCCAAGCTGCGATTTGAATGACGGCATTCTCAAGAGAAGTCTCGTTCAAGTCCGCGTTGGTAGAAGGACGGTTGCTGTTGGTACCACCGTTGACCAAGGGGTGAGCAGTGCTAAACAATGGAACGCCATCGCCGCCAATGTAGTTGGCAGAGAAACCGTTGTTGATGATAGAAGCTGCTTTGACCTGCTTGGTGTAAGCCATTGCACGAGCCAGAGCTTTGGTGTAACGAGCAGACAGGCTGTCGTACAAGTTATCTTCAATCGCTTCTTCAGTGATTGAGAAACCCAGAGCAATGGTTTCGTGGTTGTAGCGTGCTGTAAAAGCTTCTTGCGCATTGTCATAAGCAATGGCAGAACCTTCGTTCTTGACTGGAGCAGCGGAGAAACCAGCGAGCTTGGTTTCTTCTTCAAAGCTACGCTCAGATGTCTCTGTTTCGTAGATTTCTTTGTGCTCTTCGCCGTAACGAGCGTACTCCAAGCCGAACAAAGCGTTCAGTCCGGGCAAGAGTTCTTTCAGTAGTTGTGCGCGTGAAATAGCCATTTATGTTACTCCTTAAGCGCCAGTGGCAGAGTAGTAGCCATGCAAGCCTTGGTTCAATTTAACCAAGATTTCCGGATACTGGGTGAAAACAACGGTTGTTCCGTACACGCCTGAGTTCAGTGTGAAGGAAGCGGCTTGGTTCAACACAACAGAAGTTGCGCCTGCGGCTGCTGCGGTAGCCACAAAAGAACCAGTCTGTGCGACTTGACCACTTGTGGTCAACACAGAAACGTCCGTACCAACTGGCAATGCGGAGGGCAGTGCACTCACGGTCAGGGTAGTTGTACCCGAACTGAAAGTAGCTGTACCCAGCGCAACTGCGGTCTCTTGAACCAAACCAACCATGCGCAAAGGCAAAGTGGTGGTAACAGGAGTGGCAGAAGGAGCCAGAACGGCGTTGGCAGAGTTACCGGTGTTTACGCTGCCGGTGTTGTCAATGGCTGACAGGTTAGTGCCAATCATCGCCATAGCGCCAGACGAAACGGTAGTGCCTGAAGAACAGACAACAGCCTTGAACACAGCATCAGGATCATCAAACACGTAGGCTTGGCAATCGCCAGCAGCGGTGCTTGCAGGCCAGTATTGTGAATACTGCTTTTGCTTGGTTGTGGGGTTGGTGTATGTACAGCCCAAGAAAATACCAACGGTCTGGTTCAAACCAGTGCCGGTAGAAACTGAGGCGCGTGTGGCAAAGCCACGGGATAGAACAACAAAGTCACCATAGAAGATGCTGGTCGCATAACCGTATTGGATGTTGTACATGCGAGTTGAACCCGCAAATACTTGACCACCAAT